AGCCATCAGTTCATCGCTCATGGCAGGAGGTGCATCGTCTTGTGTCTGGTGAGCCTTGCGGTAGCCGTCCATACAGGCGGCAAACTCCCAGAGCGTCATGTCGTCAACGTCGCGCGGCGAGTAGCCTACGACTGCGCCGGCGCCGTAGTAGCTTGACCAGCGAGTTCTTCCGTTAGGGAGCGGGTTTGGTTCAGGATCTCCGCCCCCGCTTCGCGCTCCCCCGGCTGATCATCCGTTTCCCACATGATGAAACGGCGCAGCACTTCTGCTGCCGGTATTGCAAGGGCGTAAGGGCTGGCGATATCGAGAGCGCTGTCGAGGGCTTTCTGTGCCTCTTTCTCGTTCATGCCAGCGCCGACAAGACCGAGGCGGAGCGGCTGAACGACATCGTCGATCTTCCACTGCTGACCGAGCAACCGCATCATGACAACGGCGCAACCTGCGTCGCAGCGCTGCTCGATTGCGCGAAGCTCGCCGATACCCAGGCGGAATTCATGTTCTCCGCCTGGCCAAACAATGTTTTCCGACTGACGCATCAGGCGGCCTTGGCGGTGCGGACAGGCAGGCCGTCGAACTGAATTTCGATCTCAGCCGTGACGCTCGGACCTTTCTCGGCCGAATTATTCAGGCTTACGAGATAGGCATTGCCGGTCTCGTATTCCGTGTCGCCGACCGCCGCCTTCAGGTGACCGACGCGGATCTTCTTGGTCTGACCGGTGTACCACCAGTCCAGCATGGTCTCGTGGCTTTGCGCAGCCCACACGCCAGTGCCGGAGATTGTCACTTCCTGCGACTGCACCGAGCGTTCGATGCTGTTCGGCTTGGACTCGTCGTCGCAATCCGGAACTTCAGACGTCTGCATCGTCGAGGAGCGGTTGACGCCGCGCTGCGTCACGCCGCAGATTTTCGACCAGGTGCCGGGCGTTTCGGTTTCGAATTCCACGACCAAGTGCTGGAATTTCGCAGTAATAGCGTCTGCCATTGCAGTTCTCCATTGGAAGAGCAGACCGGCTTTCACCAGTCGAGCGACAAGGGCTTGCGGCCCGGTTGGATGAGAAGGCTTACGCCCGGTTTTCGCTCTCGCGAGCTTCTGTCGCCCTCCTGCGGGGAGGGCGCACTTTTTCGGCCAGCCCTTTCGAGACGGCCCAATCGACAACATCACTCGGCCACTGCTGGGGTTCGAGCTTCGCCTCGAAGGTGAAGGAATATTTCGAGTGGGGGCGACGGAAGGTTGCGCCCCTGCTAACGACCATCCATGCCATCATGCAGCCTCCGGAACTTCGACCATTGCAACGACCTGAACGATTCCATGAACCGTGTTCGGGTCCGGATCGTCGATGACGCGCCACAGCGTGACGCGAAGCTGCGCCAGGGCATTCTCTGTCAGCTGCAGATCGTCGCGTTCATGCAGTGCCTTGCGCACGGCCTCTACGATATCGTCGCAGCTCCAGCGGTTCGGCTTGCGAGACCAGATATCGATCTGAAACGTCAGCTCCTGCCCATCGACGCAATCGGCGCCGTCATCGACGCCATACACCGGGCCGCGGCTGATATAGGCGTTCTTTGCTCTCCACGGATTGGGACCGACCTTGTCATAGACGGCATCAACGAGCGTCATGACGGCGGGCGTTGATTCCAGCGTATTCTGGATCAGCTTCCACGTCTCGGCGGCAGGGCTGGTCATCATTCGGATGCGCTTTCTGCCTGGACGGCTTTCTTCATGGCGCGGGTAACACGCGATTTGATTCGCTTTCGCAGCGAACGATACGCAGGATAGAAGAACGGATGCGCGGGCTGCTCCTTCGTCCCGAACTCGACCCAGCGCGCATAGTAGGCAGCCTTGCTGCCGGCATAGACTGTGATCTTGAGACCGCGACTGTCTTCGACGCCTTCCGCAACGACGATGGCTCCTTCAGGCGCATCGCCCCACGTCCACGAAATCGACATCTGCAGATCGCCGCGATCGACTGGCACCAGGCGCTTCATCATCGAGACGAGCTCTTCTGCGCTCTTTTCCATCGCTGGCCTGAGCGCTTCCTCGACCCCCTTCGGAATTTCGACCTTCAACTTCCTGTTCAGCGCCGCGATACCCTGAACCATCAGGAGGCAACCCCGGATTCGACCATAATGTCGAGAAACTGGCGATCTTCCGTCGGCGCGATCGAGCGCACTGCGTAGATGGGACCATCCCAATATTGATCTGGGGAGACACCCCGCCATGTGCCATCGCGAGCGTTGCGCATGCGCCAATCCGGCTCGATTTTCAGCGTATCGCTATCACGCCGCACGCGAACGACGATCGGCTGACGGCCTTCGAGTCGAGAAGCAATAACAGCTTCGCCGCCGCGCAAGAACGTAAAGCCGGCACGTCGCTCGAACTGATGGACGAACTGTTCCTGCTCATTGCCGTAGCCGTCAGGCTGCGCAACGCGCTGGTCGAACGCAACGCGCTCGTAAAGTTGACCAGCACCCGGCCCGGCCATTATCGGAAAACCCTGTACGGCTGCAGCAACGCCTCGACACTGAACGGCAAGTTATCGACAGCAGCTCCGACAGAGACGGACATCGGGTTCTTGTACCACTGGGCAACGAGCATCATGATCGCAACCTTGATTGGCGCAGGAGCTTTGTTCTCAAAAACGCCCGCATTGCCGGCCTGCGGAATTCCATATCCGGCGCGGTAACGGATCTTGAGATCGCCATCCCGTCCGCGAATTCGCGGCAGATTGCTCCAATAGAGGGGCGTAGGAACGGGCCAACTCTGCTCGACGCCATCGGGATCAATATATTTCACCGAGATCACTTCAATCTCGGGCGGGAACGGCAGCACTTCGCCGGCGCAAGGCCAACTGCATCTCTGCCATTCAAGAACCTGAACGCCGAGGGCGCGTCCCAGCCAGCCGGCCGGGCCATCTATCCATGCCGTCGCCGCTTGAATGAGCGTCTCAATCAAATCATCGTCGTCATTGTGCTCGACGATGAGATGCTTTTTCGCCTCTTCCTTGGTGACGATCGGCGTAGGCGGTGTGATGACCACGACCTTCATGGATATCCGTCCTCAGGCGTCAACGAGAACGACGAAAGAACCAGTCTTGGTGTTCCCGCCCTGAGAAACGGCAATCTTGATGCGCTCATTACTGATCGCGATCTTGTCGAGAACGGCCGTTCCGCCGGTCGCGTAGAGGGCCGCGGCGCCGGCCTGAGTGTGGACGGGAGCGCGAGGATAGCGGATAGCCGAGGCGTTGACGTTGGCCTCGTTCCAGATACTTTCGCCGGTGGACTCGGCCGTGAGTGTAAAATCGACGCCGTCTGCGTAGGCGTTGGCGCCGTCCTTCACGTACTGGACGCTGTGGATATTGCCGGAAACCTTGTTCATGAATGCAGTGGCTGTGCCGTCTGCAGCCGTTGTGACTGCCAGTTTGAGCTTTCGCATGGCGATCTCCTCGATCGGGTAAAATGTGGATCTGAGTGGCGGCGGCGATCAGGCGGACTGCTCGCGGCTGGAAATATCTTCAGCGATGATCGTCTCGGCTTCGTCGGCAGTCATTTTCGACTTTCCGGAGATCTTCTTTGCCAGGGCGATTTTCTTGCTCTTCGAGAAGTCCTGCCAATTGGCGGCAATTTCGATGGAGCCGGGGTTGCCGACCTGACCAGATGCGACAGCAATGCCGCGAGAGATCAACTCCTTGGCCTCGGCATCCGTAAATTCACCGGTCGCACCGCGCCGAAAGGTGCCTCTGTCATGGCGAAAGGTCGCCAGTGCACGAAGTTTCATTTCGCTTCTCCAAGAGGGAAAGTGACCGCCGCTGACTGCGGCGGCCTATGCGAGGGAAGACCGGCGATTACTCGCTGAACGGTCCGGTGACGAACGCTTCCGGCCGCTTGACGGCGAGCGCCAGGCGTTCTTCGCAGCGGATGGTGATCATGTTCTTTTCGAAGTCGTCGTTGTTTTCGGTGGAAATGACGATGTTCGCATCCTCGCGATCGAAGATCTGAGCCGCGGTGCGGAAGGCGCCGACGAGGAACTCGCCTTCAAATTCCGGCACCTCAGTTGCGACAACAGGAAGCCCCCAGAGAGTGGGCGATGCCAGGCGCAGCGGGTTTGCGAGGATGTACTGACCGTTGGCATCCTTGGTGAGTTCGATCTTTGCCCAGTCGATGAAGTGAAGAACGATGCCAGTCGCCGGGAGGCGAGCGAGCTGGGTCTGCAGCATTGCAAGACGCAGGTCGTCGATCGGAGACTGCATATCGACACTGAAAGCCGGATTGTAGGCCGATGCCTGCGGCACGATACCGTGCAGGTGGACACCGGTGCCGGAGCCGAAGAGGATTTCACCTTCTTCCGCGAACTTCAGGCCATAATTCAATTCAACATCGACTGTGGAGCGGAGCTGCTTGAAGTCGTCGAGGATCTGCTTCGACGCCTTGAACAGATGGGCGATCGTCGAAACCGGCGTGATTTTCGTGTCGAACGAGATGGTCGACTCCGGCTTCTTGGTGTTTTCGGCGACGACCGCAGCATTGTTGGTGAAGCCAGTCTGCTGAACCCAAAAGATCGCCGGCGCATCGGTCTCGCCGGGCGCGATGAGATCACGGATGAACAGACGCTGCTTGGGCATGGTATCGATGCCAGGCAGGCGCTGCGGCTCGACAACGTCCGCGGCGACACCAGTGCTGATGAGCGCGTTGGTTACTGGCACGCTGATGCGCTTGCCCGCCTGAACGCCATTCTTGGCAAATTCCTTCAGGCCTTCATGCTCGATCAGCTGAGCGCCAACGGTTTTTGCCTTCTGCTCTGCGCCGCCGCCGCGACGGGCTGACTTCTGCTCGACTTCGCCGAGGCGCGCCTTCAGTTCTTCGACCACGCCGCTCAGCTCGGTCTGCTTGACGGCCATCTGATCGACGACGCCCTTGGTGTCCTCGGACAGCTTGCCTGCGTTCTTGACTTCCTTCATGGCCTCTTCGGCCTTCTTGGTGAATTCGTCGCTGACGCGCACGAGTTCGTTCGAGACCTGCTTCAGCAGGTCCTTCGTATCATCTGCCATGGTCGGCTCCTGGGTTGGCTGGTTTATGCTCTGGCGAGTTTCAGGCGCGCGAGAGCGAGGTTCAGGTGTGCGCTGCCATCGTCAGCAGCATTGTCGCCAGCGCCCGGCATGGCGTCATCCGCGGCAGCGCTCGGCATGCCATCGGAGATCTCTTTGAGCAGTTTGCGCCGCTCGGAACGAGGAAGGGGACGCCCGGAGGTGAGCGCGGCCTCGAGTCTGTAAAGGGCGGGCTTCGTGTTCGACGCGCCGCCTGAACTTTGCTCGGTATCGAACTCCCGGACCTTGTCAGCGAAACCTTTATCGACGACGCTTTGTCCGGCCATCCATGTTTCGCTATCGAGCATTTTGGAAATGACATCGACCTTGTCGCCCGTCTTCTCAGCAAACATTTCGGCGACAGCCGTATCGAACACTTCCATGATATCGTGGGTTTCCTGCATAACGTGCCGGTCACCGACCGCCACCCACTGAGTGTTGTGAATCATCATGAAGCCAAGCTTGGCGATCTCGATCTCGTCACCTGCCATAGCGATAACTGATGCCGCAGAAGCAGCAATCCCGAGGATCTGGACGGTAACCTTCGCAGGATGCGCCCGCAGCATATTGTAGATCGTCACCCCCTCGAAGAAGTCACCGCCAGGCGAGTTGATCTGAACCGTCACGGGCTTTTCCCCAATGTTGCGCAGAGCGGCCGCTACACGCTTCGCCGTCACGCCTTCACCGGTCCACCAGTCGTAACCGATGACGTCCAAGATACCGATCGTCGCATCGCTCTCAGCCGCAGCCGCCTGCGGCGCCTGCATCGGCACCCACGCCTGAACGGCTTTTTCCGAGAGTGCAAAGGAGCACTTCGCATTTTCAGGGCGATGCAATTCCGGAAGGTTGCGGAGCGTCATTCGTTTTCTCCAATCGGCGGGCCGCCGTTATGACCCAGATTGCTTGTTGGCTGGTCGATAGGCACGTTCTGCGACTGCATGCGGGGCACGTCGCCGCCTGTGACAGGCGGCAATCCTTCGAGGCGCCGCACCTCGTTGATGGTCATCACGCCGGCATTGAGAAGAGAGGTATAGAAGGCAGCGCGAGCGGTGCTGTCGCCGCGCAACAGATCCTCGTAGTTAATCTTGATCGAGAACCGCAGACGCTCTTCCGGTGTGAAAATACGCTTCTCGATCGCCTTCTCAATGCGCTTAAGGTACGAGCGCAGACCGAAGGTGAGCCAGGCCTGCATGACGGCAGTGACACCAGTTCCCCACATCGTCTGACCTTCGCCGGAGTGGCCGATAATGATCGGCGGCACGCCCAGCCAGCGGCAGACTTCCTCGACGTTGAAGCGACGGTTCATGATCATTTCGGCATCTCTCATCGAGAGACTGACAGTCTTGAAATCAACCCCCCCTTCAAGAATGCCAGCCCATGGCGCATTAGGGCCGCTGTTGGCATCGACGAGCGTTGCCTTCGCATCTTTTCGCTGCTCGGGCGTCAATGGACGGGAGCCCGCCGGCATAACGAAGAAACCCTTTGAGCGGATGCCCTTTGAGAAGGCCTGCCCCACTGCTCGTTCGGTCGCAATCGCGAGGCTCAGCGTCTGCCGGGCATAGGCCACAGGCGACAGGCCAACATCGCCATCGCCAAATGCCTTGATATGAAAGACCTTCGCTTCGGGAAGGATTTCCTCCTTGCCGCGGTCGAAGAATTTGTATTCAAGCTCGTCGTCGCTGTTGCGATACACCCGCGTATCGGCAGGCATTCGGTTCAAGGCGACCAGCTTCTTGCCGGAGAATGCCTTTTCAGCGAAGCCGTTGCCTGAGGTGCAAAGGCCAAGAACGCGACCTTCCCAGAACTCGATGCTGGTCTGATCGGCATTGGGGCTGTTATCGATGAGTTCCTGGAGCCAGTGATCCGGCGCTCTGACCTTCACACCATCCTTGGTGCGTTCCATGACGTCGAACGACAAGCTGGCAACGGTCTGCGCGGTGATGCGAGTGGCCGCCCAGTACGCCGAAAGGTTCATTGCACCCTGAGCCGTGACCCGTTCGCCCGCCCAGTTTTCGCCAGCGCCAAGAAGACGGTAAAGCTCTTCATCGCGGGCCGTGAGGAAACGACCGCTAAACCAGTTGGACCAAAAAGCCATCAGGCCATCACCGCGTTTTTGAGGAATTCACCGAGATCACCCGTACTCCCGATCGCTTCCGGGTTGCGGCTCATCAAGGAGATTGCGTTGAACCCGGAAATGACCGGGTCGATCTTGGCCTTTCCGGCGACCTGCTTGGTGATGATGATGGCATTTCCGGCCTGTTGAGCCTTCGCGTTACTGACGCACCAAGACAACAACTTGGAGCCACAATGCTTCATCGTGCCATCCTTCAGCTTTCTCTCGGCGCCCCAGATGGCGCCAGACAGGCGAAAGCCCTGGGAAACGGCTACCAACGCCTCATCTGGAATCCCCTTACCAGTTATCGCATCCACCATCGCGGCCACTCCCTGCGGATCGAGGCCGATCGCACCTTTCTCAGGCATCATCCCATCAGCCCACACGCGCTCAAGAATGGCTGCCACTTCTTCAATGTCTTGAGTTGGCGTCTTGCAGACGACCAAATCGCCGTCTCTGGCAAAGTCGTTGAGGCGCTCAGCGATCTCCTTTCGCAGCCGAAGGACATCAGGCTGCGCCCATGCCTTTGACCACCAAAGCCACTGACGCGTTGTCCGATGTCGACCAAGAAGGGTAAGGCCGAGGAGGTCGTCCAGACCTCCGCCGTCGATTCCTGCGACGATGCAATCGCAAACCGAAAGAAGAAAATCGATGGTGATCCGCGTATCAGATGCGGCGGGCCAGTAGTCCGCACCAATCCAGCGGCCTCCATGCAATGCCAAACCAACCTGAACGTTCAGATGCTGCGATGCCCATATCTGAATTGCCTCGTCGCCCTTTTCCTTCTCCGCCTCGAAGTCAGCAATCATGCTGTCGAGGTGAAGAGAGCGTCCGAGGTTCGGCATAACCAGATGCCAATGCCGAGGATCCATCCACGGCTTTTCCTCATCTACCTGCATCGCCTCCGGAAACTCGTACAGGATCGGAAGCATCCGGATGTTGCCGGTAATTCTTCCGTCTCGTACGCCCCGAGCGTATTCCAGTTCGGACTTGAACGCGCCGGCAGGCTCTTCATCGCTCTGAGTAGAGATGATGATGAACAGGCTGTCGCGTCGACGCACCAAGGCGCCACGGATCTGACGGATGACACGAGTTGCGTAGCTTATACTCCCCATAATGTGGAGCTCGTCGAGCAAAACGATCACTGGCTTGGAGCCGGTCATTACTTTCATGTCGAAGGTTTTGATCTTGATGAACGCCTTCGTCACTCGATCGCGAATGACCTTCTTGTGGTCCTGAATATGGAAGCGCTTCTGAAGATAGCCCTCCTCGTCGTCCTCGATCATACCGACTGCTTGTTGGAAAGCCGCATCGGCGATTTCTTGCGTCGGACCCACGAAAAGAATTTCGGCGCGAGGAATCTTGTTAGCAAGCAGGCAGGTTACGATCAGGCCGCCCGAATACGTGGTCTTGGAGTTCTTTTTGCCGACAAGAGCGAAAATCTCCGAGACATGCCTCACGCCATCATCGTCGACACTACCGAACACAGTTCGAACGATGTCCTTGAACCAAGGCCCGCATGCCTCCCCTAGGGTAGGCTTGTCGTCGATATCCGGCACTCGCAGCTTCTCGAAGATGCGAAGGCCACGCTCAGCTTTCTCCTGGTCAAGGGGAAGGTCCGGTATGATCGAAGCGCCACGCTGCAACCGGTCGAACCAGTCGGGACAAGCAAAGCTCCATTCCGGTGTCATTTCGGCAGGGTTTAATGCCACGCTCATTGGAGAAGTTCACTCCACCCGCTATCGCGATGGCCAGTTTGAGCGTCTTGCTCCAGTTGTGCTTTTTTACCGAGCCGCTCAGCCTTTGGCGCTGGAACGGACCGACGCTGAGGCGTAGCAAGTTGCGCCTTGTCAGCAAGATCAAGGATGCGACCAGTGGCAACCGAGTTGCCCTGACGCATTTTCTGATAGGTAACCATCAAAGCTTCGGCTTCCACGATGTCTGCGCCTGCATCCAGCTCACGGGAAAAATGTTTACGCAGGGTCTTTTCGTCACAACCAATGTAGCGGGAAATGCGCTCATGACTCCAGTTCGCGCAACGCAGGACTGTTACAAGTTCCTGATTTTCCTTCGACTTTGCATAAGAGGGCCGTCCGCGACGATCTTTGAGAGCCTCTATCGGCCGACCGAACAGATCAAGTTCCACCGCATTCTCGTCTGTCTGGTCGTTTTTCTCGTCCATGGCGGAAATAAAATCTCTGCGTGAGAGGGGCGCGGGTCTAGGGGTCGGAGGCCTTCCAGACTTTCGACCCCCCCCCTAATGGACGGTCGCGCCTTCGGTCTCCGATCCTTCCGGACTGAAGGCCTTCTCGAACATCAACTTGAGGCAGTCATTGCAAACGGGCATCTCTTCCCGACCAGGATCAACGTCGTCGAAGTTAAGGACGAGATCGCATCCCACTTCTTCGCAGTAGACGCACAGCGGCCTCAGCTCACCAGCCACCGGACCTCTCCTGCTTCTGCTTCTCGCTGTCGTGGTAGGCCTTGCTGACGCAGTGGAGGTTCTCGATATCCCAGAACAAACGCTCGTCACCATGGTGCGGCGTCTTGTGGTCAGCCACCGGACTGTTCGGCGCTGGGTGCTTGCCGATGCAGAGGACGCCAGTGCGCTGGCAGATGTATGCATCTCGCACCAGCACCTGTTCTCGCAGCTTCTGCCAACGGCTGGTCTTGTACCACTTGCGATGTTCGAGGTTCTGATCACGCTCGCGATGTCGGATCGCTTCAGCTTCCTGCCTGTTGGCCGGCGCTATCTGAGAGAGGCGAGACCCGAGCGTCTTCAGTCGAGGCTGTAGAGATTTCAGCTTGCCCATATCTCTAGATGCAACAAAGGCGACCGTTAGGCCGCCTCGTCATTCATCTGGTCATAGCTTGCGCACTGGCCTTGAATCGGTGCTTCGCAGGTGAAGCTGTCAAGGCGGGGTCCGACCGGTGTACCGACCCCGGAACTTTCGTTCCCACCTGCTACGGCGTTCTCAGGGGCTCACTACGGGATCATCGGATCATCCGTGGGCAGATTTGTAGTCATACCTTCTGAAGGATTGCAAGAGGCAAAAGAGCCGGCACCTTTCCGGAGAACATATTGATCTCAACGACAGCATCGCCTTTGCCGTCATTGCGGCAGGATATGACTTCGCCGTTGAAAGATGCAAATGGTCCATCAGATATACGCACTGTTTCCCCTTTCCTGAACACGACGGTTTGACGCTCCCAATCGAGCTTCCCGCCATCAGCCAAAGCATTGAATCTTTTCACTTCCGAGTGCCCAATCGGGTGCGGACCTTCGGGGCTGGAGAGAATGCCATGCACATGCTCGAAGCTCCTGAGGCTGATGAACGCCCGCTCGTCATACTGAAAGCGAACAAGCACATAGCTTGTCATTACCGGGATCATCGTCGCCGGGATAATGCGACCGCGGCGCCTATATTCGGGTCCTTTTCGCATGGGCACGCACGCCTCGACAGATGCGCTGTCCAATGCTTTTTTCACAGCTATTTCGCGACCCGACATAACGCGAGCCGCAAACCATGGCGAATCATCGGATGCTCGATGTTGGGCATAGCTCAGGAGATCGATCCTGATTCGGCGCATCCGGTCCTCGAACCGCTCTCCAGATCCAGACGCGATCGGCACGCCGTCGAACTTATTATGCTGCATCATCATTGCCCCGAACCTCAATCTTCGCCTGAAACCTTGCCAATGCCTCCTCGACGAGCGTGTCGAGATCCGCGTCCATATCCGCTGGCAGTGGTGGGAACTGCATCCATTCAAGCTTGTCCGGTGCAGGCAGCCACGGCCAGAAACGACGATGGTGAAGCTCCCTCCAAGCTTCCCATTCAGCGCTTCCGACACGCACTTTCTCGAAGTCCTGGCAACGCTCGACAATCCGAGAAGGAACATTGAACCGCTTGCGCTGCATCGTGATCTCGATCAGCTTGGCCGCTTCAGGCCAGCCCTGCTTTTCACGCTTGTCACGCCAGATGATGTCGTACTTCTCAGGCTTACTTTCGATGATCGTCTGCTCAAGCGGCGTGAGCTGAAGATAGCGTTGCGGGCGCAGCAGCTCTGAGAACAACAGCCCACGGCCGGCCCTGGAATAGGCCGTATAGGCTTCCGGCGCGGCCGATGCCTGCGCCTGGACGTTTAGCGCCTGCAGCTTCTCCCAGCGCTTTTCCTTCAGATACCGCGCCGCCGAGCAGAGGTGCTTACGACCCGTGGACAGCGCCGCGTCCT